CTTTATATGAGTCTATACAGGAAGCAATAGCGGAAGCTATAGACGAAGACTAATGCCTAAGCAGATATACAATGAAACAGATTTTTCAGGCGGTATTAATGGTATAGATTCTCCAAGAGATGTTCCTGAAGGTCAAGTTGTAAAAGGCAAATCTGTCTCTTTTGATGAAAGAGGTAGAGTAAGAATGATGGGCAAAGCTGTTATGTTTCCTATAACTGATAGTATATCTAACGGTTATGTAAATCCCGGCTTTGAATCTGGTACAAGTTTCTTTAGATTTGAATATGATTATGCAATGCTTGAAGGGACTGATTCTACTTCTCCGGGATTTGATGCTACTCCACAAGCATTAGAAACAGCTTATTTTGCTTTAGGTAATCAAAGATATGTAGCTATATGGGATTCTGTTGCAAATTATTGGTTTTGTCAAGCTATAGATATGGCTGCAGATGCAGGTGCTGGAAATTTAAAAGTCCAGTTCTACTTTTTAAATGGTGCTTTAAGATGTTATAATCCTACCTTTACAGCTGGTGTCTTCCCAAGATGGCATGGGCATATAAAGAGAACTTTGTTTGATTCATCTTCAAGTGGCGAGCAAGCTAAAAGTGAATGGTATACAACTACAACAAAGCTTTTGCCTCCTGATGGAAATACTGCTTTAGTTACTACTATAGGCTCTGAAAAGCCGGGAAGAAGTATTATTGTAGATGAAGCAGGAAGTATAACACTTGTTAGCGGTAGTACTCCCGGGACTACTGGAGTTGATATGTTGCAAATATGTCTTGATGACTTAGGTACATCTGGAACTTGGATAGGTACTGTAGTTTATACTTTTTATCTTTCATATATTTACGATGGTTCTCAAGAATCTCCAGTTGGTACAGCAACTACTATGTCTATAGCTGATACTACTACTTTAAGTATGGGTGTTATTATAGATTATAATGCTACTTTAGGCACAGACTTTAATGGTAGAATAACTGGAGCAAGAGTATATTATTCTGATCCAGCAGATGGAGAAGGCACTAAATATCATCTTTTAGATATAGATTTTGTTAAAGGATGTAGAAAGTTTAATGAAGAGGATTGGACTGACTGGAATCTTGAGACTGGAACTGTTTTTGAATGTCCCGCAGATCTTGAAGGTGCAACTTTAGCTGCAACGTCAAATACTTTTGATTTTGAAGATATGCCTAAGTCAGTGACTTATGATATACTTAATGGCTATGGTCCTACTGAAGAAACTGATATACAGTTTAAGTGTCATGCAGTCTTAAATAATAGTTTATATGTAGGAAACATCAAGCATAGTGACGGCAGTACTTTTCCAGATAGAATTGTAAAGTCTCCTATAAGATTTGATGGACTTCCTCAGTATGATACTTTTCCTATTGTAAGCGGTATACTTGATATAGCAGCTAATGATGGAGATTCTATAATAGCTATGGAAGGATATGCAGACAGGCTTTTAGTTTTTAAAAAGAAGAATGTCTATGTAGTAAATATATCAGAAGGCGGTGGATATGTTGAAACTAAACTAGCTAGTATGGGTGTGAATAGTGTAAATCAGGTTACAGCTACAAGACATGGTGTAGTATGGGTAAACAGAAGTGGATGCTTTCTTTATAATGAAGGTCAACCTATTAATCTTTTAACTGATGGATTAGCTACAACTGGAAGATTTATAACTCCAGATATGAAATGGTATATTAATGAAAATAAAAATCCTGCAATAGCTTTTCTGCCAAGACTTAATAAGCTTTTAGTATCTTTGGGGCTAGATGGTGGATTTTCTAATGATGCTTGGTTATATAACTTTGATAGAAAGTCTTGGAGTTTTGGTGGAGGAACTATAGGAGATTGGCAGCAGGAAAGATCTAATTTTGCTGTTGATGCTTCAGGAGATGCTTATCTTGCTCAAAATAATGCTGGAGCTTTAGAGATACTTAACTGGAGTGATTCTTCTAAATCTCATAATGAATTTAATGTCCTTTTTAGAGATTTTGATGCCAAGCAACCTAGTATAAGAAAGAAGTTTTATAAATCTTATCTTCAGTTTAGATGTTCTGCAAGAACAAATGTAATTGCTAGATATGCAGTAAATGGAAATTATAGTCTTCCAAAAGATTTTGATACTACTCAAGATGGTATAACAACTGCTGGAGAATTAGAATTTACAACTGCTCAAACTAATCTTATTTCAGTAAATCCAGATTTTAATCTTGGATCTCATCTTGTTTTAACAGCTATACCCGGGACACCGGGAGATATATGGAATTTTGGTAATGATTCCTTAGGTTGGCATGCTGTAGAAGTAGCTGATGGAGGATTTGCTAATTTGCAAGGTGGAACAGCAAATTGGAAAAATGATGCAGATAGTGATGTTATAATATTTCAGGCTATAACAGTTGTAAATGATGTAACTTATAAGTTGTCTTTTCAAAATATAATTGAAGAATCTTTTCGTAATCCAGCTGTAATGTGCTTCATAACTACATCTAATGATGCAGCTAACGAAGGAGCTTGTACTCATGCTCATTTAGAAGATAATACTTATTATAAAGCATTTGTAGTTGGACAAGGGTCTGGTACATTTTCTGTTAATTTTACTGCAGATGAGAATAATGTTTGGTATGTATGCTTTAGAACTGTAAAACTTCCTGCTGGAGATGATCCAGATGTTTTTGCTAATTGGGATCCTTATAATCAAGCTTCTAATAATTTAGGTTCTGTTTCTCAGGCTTCAGTTAAAAGAGAAGATGAATGGTCTACAGCTGTATTAAAACCTGATACTTCAAGTGAAGCTAATAATATATATAGTATGGCAATAAGACTTGATGTTAGAACAGCAGGAACAACTTATGTTCCTTCAGATTTTGAAATAGACAATATAAGTTATGTCTATAGATCTAAAAATATAAAGTAGTGCCACAAAATAGATCAACAAGAAGACTTACTCAAGCAAAGCAAAAGGGGATTAATCTTAAAGAGAAAAGTCCTTTAGGTGCTCAGGGGCATCTTGGTGATCTAACAATAAGAAAAATCTCTTCTGGTGTTTTCCTTTTCTTTAAAGCTGTAAATAAGTGGTTTCAGCTTTTCAATTCTTCTAATCATATGATTCCAGACAAAGATGCAATATATGATATAGGTTCTCAAGATCTTCGCTGGAGAAGCCTCTTTGTTTCCGGAAAATCTCTTCACATTGGAGATACTAAAGCAAATAGTGTCTCTCTTGGAACTTCAGGTACAGGTACTTCTTCTAAGCTTACAATGACTCCTAAAGGTGGTAGCGAGGTAACATTGGGTGCTGTTACAGCTTTAAATGATGCAACTGAGAGTGAGTTAGTAACTGTAGGGACAACTACAACAGAATTAGATGCTGAATCTAATTTAACTTTTAATGGTTCTACTTTAGCTGTTACTGGGTCTACGACTATTGTGCAAACAACAACAACTGGAGTATCAACTCCAATAACACTTTTTGTAGATACTAATACCTCTGGTGTTGCTGCTCAAGATTCAGTAGGACTTCATTTAGAATTTGTTAGAACAGTTGCAGCTTCAGGTACTGCTGCCCATAATGATATTGGTATTAATTTAGATGTAACTTCAGCTAGTAAAGGGACTTCTACTGTAAAGGGGATGGATATAGATGTTATTGGAGCTGCTACTGGAACACAGGATGCCATAGGTATTGATTTGGATGTAGATACAGCAGGCAATAGTAATATAGGTATGTTGATTAATACAGCTGGAACTCATATAAAACTAGAACCAAATGCAGATGTTGGGGACTATACAACTATTTCGGTTGCAGATACAGGCGATTTAACTATAGCTACAAATGACAATGCTGCTACTGCTGCCCATATAATCTTAGATGCAGATGGCGATATAAGGTTGGATGCGGATGGAGGTGATGTCTTTCTTCAAGATAATGGTGCTTTAAATGTAGCTGTTAAATTTGATTTAGCTAATAAAACACAGACAATTTATAAAACTGCGAATGATTATTTCGAAATAACAGTTGCTGCTGCTGGGGCTACTACAATAGCGACAACAGACTCAACTGGAGCTGTCGGGCATCTTACTTTAGATGCTGATGGAGACATTATTCTGGATGCTGATGGAGGCAATATTACTCTTCAGGATGGTGGTAGTACCTATGCTCCTACTGCTGCTTCAGATGCTACAACAAAAGCTTATGTAGATGCACATCTTACTCCTGCAGCATGGTCATCAACCTTAATTAAAGTTATGCCTACTGAATGGCGATTAAATGATGATTATGGCAGAGTCCCTAATGTTGTAGAAGATGATACTTCTGGTTATCTTGGCTTTAGGGTCAACAGTACAGCTGAAGAAGCTTATGCATTTGTTCCAATTCCTGATGGATATAAAGCAACTTATGTAGAAGTCCATGCTTCTGATAGTGATGCAGATGCTGCTGAATGCTTCTCCTTTAATTATACAACTGGAGCTGTGGCAAGTTTAGCTTCAGGAACATTTGATTTAAATACAAATGAAAATATTACAGATTTAGTAGCAAGTGCAACTAATGACCTTGTGATTAAATATAAAGGTGCAGTTGTTGCAACTATTGTTTATGGAGCAACAGTAACTATTGTGGCTGTATAAAAATTTAAGAGGGTTGTTTGAATATAGCAATCTTCAGTAAAATAAG